CCGCCATTTTATGTCTATAAAAGACACCTAAAACAACAGGTTTTTGTTCATCATCACCATCCATCCAAAAACCAAAAACACTCTCACCACCTTCAAGACAATGAGTTTGTTCTTGGAATCCATAGCCACTAGGCAACATTGGAGTGGCCATTATATGAGCCCACGGCAAATCATATGGATTGGTTATATGTTCATGATAACCTACTACACTGACCTTCACCCTATTATAATAAACATCCGTCTCTGAATCTGCATCCGTTAATCCAACATCCTTATCATTAACCAACGTAGCATAAGGGGCCCAAGAGGATCTAGGAGCAACTCTCCCGATCCACCATTTTAAACCATCAGACCCTAAACTGCCTGGCCTTCCTAATACATCAGTATCTAACATTCAATGATAAAGATATTATAATTTATTTAGTCATCATATATTAAACATTCTGGCTCATCTGGATGCATCTCACAGAATAGTTCGATAGCATTAGGATCGTGATGATCACCTGCTTCAATCTCGTCGTGATGATTCTGTTCATACACTTCTAATTCATGCAATTCTTCTTTGTAATGCCTACGTGCGGCAGGATTAGTTTGAGGATCATCCAAGATCTCTCTATCTTTAGCAATGTGTTGTTCTATGGTTTCCATAAGTTTTTCTCAAACTCTTTAACTATTTAATAAAGTAATATTCGTGTTTATACCATCATTCCCATAATTATCACGAATACAACGCATATGGGTGGTACATTCAGCAGTTCCTTGTTCAAAGGATATTGCATGTCGAAGATCTTTTATAAGATACACTCCACTTTCAGAACTGTCAAGGCCTGTGTTAGGAGCTATTAACTCAAGGTTAATTGGTAATCCAGCTTCAAGATCAAAATTCATTGGAACTGTTATTCTATGGGATTGTGATAAAATTTGTTGGTATTTTATATTAGATTGTATTCCCCATTTTTGAGGATCTCCACTATCAGAAGCAGGATCAACAGTACCATCTTGGGTCATTGTACCACTAACATATGGTTGAACATCTACACTTGTAGGGTTATCACCGACTCCAAGATCTTTTTTATCATAATCATCAGTACCAAAAGAATCAGACTTCTCAAATGTCTGTGATAATTTTATAGTCTCCTCTGGTTGGAAAGTCTGAGGCATCTCATATGGATTAAAATATTTTGTATTATGACCATATCCTTTTTTCCTTAGTTGACCAACAATATTCTGATTATGTTCTACAAATGGATTGAATATATTATAATCATTTGAATCCTCATTCTCCGCTGCAGATTCTTTTTGTTTAAATGTCTGAACAACAGACTCTTTTGCTGTTGCAGCAATAGTATCAATACTCTTAAAATGGTATCCTGATTTAGTTTCCCAGAATAAAAATCCAGCTCTATCTCCACCACCAGTAGCAGTAGCTCTCTTAGCTAACCAATATATTGCCTTAAAGGGCCTCCAATAATTACCATAAAAACCATATGAATTAGCAGTCTTCTCAATATCAAACTCTTTTAAGGTTCCCAAATTACTTAATATACCCTCAACATGTACATTAATAGCAATTGATGGATCATATCTAAGTGTTAATCTATTATTTACTAATTCTTGTTTAACATTCTCTGGTGTAGTCAATCTAAGTAAAATCATCTCCTGTGTTGAACTGGTTGATGGTTCTTCTATACCATCTATAACCCAATGAGTTCCTAATTCTTCCTTAAATTCAATAGGCTCACCACTAGGATGAGTTAAAGTAAATTCTACTTTTTCTGTACCTCTTATGGGAAGATCTGTAACCATTTGACTGGTAGCTGTAAGAACTATACTAGCAGCAACATTAGGATTAAATATACTTTCAAAATAATCAAATCTTACAATACCACTAATACCACTACCTTCAACGGGTTTACCATCTCTAAGATGAAACCCTACTCCCATACTATCACCATTAATTGCGGTAATTGCAAAATCTTTAATTCTTATATCTTTTATATAACTCATGTTATTGTATGTACTGGTTGAATAAAGATCCGTTCAGAAGTAGTTTGTTGAATGTCAGTTATCGTATTATTAAGATCTCCTGTACTATTATTTAAGGCTATTGGTACACCTAATGAATTTGAGTTTGTATTAGATGCATTTGATAAGAGATTTCCAGTCGTAAATCTTTCAAATAATCTCTTATACGCTGGATAACGTAACATTAGACGAGCTGCACCTCCAGCCGTTGTGGTTGGTTCTGCACCACCAACAGTTACACCCAATAAAGCAGCAATATCAAGTAACACTTGAGTTACAGTAAAAATATCCTTTATTTGTTCATAATTTATCTGTGGTGATTCATTAATAATGACACCATCTTCAGTAGGTGTAATAGCGTTTAAAGATTTTAGTCGTTCCTGAACAGCAGCTAATTGTATTAAAGTTTCCTCTAATCTTTGTGTTATAGCAGCATAGGCCCTGTGATTTTCAGTACTACTCCTACTTACCATTAAATCTTTATACATTGAATCAAGGTCTGCAGCCTTAGTACCCAATTGATCTATATCCATCTTCTGTATAGCTGCAATTGACTGTTCTAATTGAGAAGAAAACACATATTGTGGTTCAAATTTTTCCTCAGTTACTTCCTTCTCAATTACTGTCTTGTCTGGAAATGGTTCCGTTCCCGTTTTAATATCAGGTTTTTCATCTCGTTTTTTTATAGTCTCATCTAACCATCCTTCCTCTGGGATAGGAAAGCCTCCTAGCTGTGTATCAATACCCTCATCCCAAACCGTTCCATCTTCAGGATTGGGAATCCATTCAGGTACTTTACCAAATACCTTTGAAAGATCCATCTGCCAGACATTTTCCATCGACCATGCTTCTTGTTCCTGACCTAAAGGAGGTTTGCCAGATTTAGGAGGTATCCACGGTTGATCTTTTACTGCGCCTGCTGGAAATATAAGGCCCCATTCAACACCTGCACCAAATCTTGCACCAGCAGATCCAATCTCACCAGCAATCATTGCACCATATCTGGCCAATCTATAGTTAAGATCTTTAATTTGAGTTAAAGATGATGTTCTTGTTTCTATATCTCTCTTTATTATGTTTATAATACTATTAGTATCCTTATTAGTTTTAGCTAAAGATTGTGCTAAAGTATCAAAAATAAGATCGGTTTCCTTTTGAGATCTAGGCATATCAATCAACTCCTAAAAGTGCTTTCCATTCCGATCCTCTAGGATTTGGATTCAAAGGATCTGGAGAATCATTACCACCAACACCACCAGAATTCTCTTGATTCAAATCTTTCTTATCTCTCATATCATTCGTTATAGTTGGTAATACTGCTGTCTGAGAAAAGTCTAGTAACCTTTTAAGGCCATCGTTCGCACTAGTATCATCTTCCAAGTTTAATGTCTCATCCCATTTCTTAATTATATCTAAGATATTTTTTGTTCCTTTTAAACCAATATCTTCATACATACCACTACCATCAGCACCCTTAATAGAAGGGAAGGTTTTAGCCAAATTATTTGTAAATTCTTCTATTGATAGATTTCCCTCAGCAAAATCTTTTAATCCAGCATTTTTAAGCATATTAACAGCAAGAGCATCTTGAACTTCTGTATTAAACAGTTGATTACCACTAATATCAGTACCTTCTAAAGCTGTAGCAACATCATTAAACTGATAGGCACCCATACCAGCACGAATTTCATCTTCTGGTACACCTTTTTTTCTTTGATGTTCTTTATAGTCCTTTTGTAATTTTATTACCTGATCTATAGTCATTTTAGTAATATCTTTACCCTCGGCCTCAGCAAAATCTTTTAAATTACCTCTATCAAATATTGCATCATACTGATTACCAGATTCACCTTTCCGTATTCTACCCATCAATTTAATAGCTTGAGGTTGATCTTTAAAGGCAGTTAATAAAGTTTCTTGATTAGTTTTCTGATTCTTCCCAGTTATATTATCTATTAATTGTGTAAGACCACTAATACCAACCAATCCAGCATAACCAATTAAACCACCTCCCAACTGTGTTGCTGCTGATTGTAAATTTCTTCTTATTGGATCAACAGTGGCCTGTTTCATCTGTTGAGCAAATTTTCTAGACCTCTTTGATTTCTGTTTTGAAGCCTCTTTACCTCTATCAGCTAATACTCTCTTTTGTTCTTGTATAAGATACTCCCTAAACTCTGCATCAATCGCAGAATTTTGTGCCATTGCCCAGGCAATTTGTTGCATATTATAATTAATATTATTAATTTCTCTTACTATAAAATCTATACTCGTATCTTCACCAGTAGTAATGCCAAGTGGAGCTCCTGGCGGCATTAAATTTGGAGCAACTGGTGCTTGAGGAGGAACCATTAAAACTGGTTCTCCAAGTTTATCAACTGCTTGAATATCTGGTTCTGTATCTTTAATATTACTATCTCTTAAAGGCTCTCCTGAAATAAAACTTTTTGCCTTATCAGGATCAGTTTTCTTTCCAGTAAAAGCATCCTTAGCATCTTGGGCTTTATCAACAAGGAAATCTGTGACCCAATTGGCAGCTGCTGCCATTCCAGCGGCCTTAAGAAATGCTGCAAGGTTGGCACCAATTCCACCCCAAAGTGTAGTTTTCGCAGCAGCACCACCGCCTAGGAGTAGCATTTGACCAGCCATTAACTTAATCCGTGTTCTTGTTGATGTTTAAGTTTCTCAGCCTCAAGATAATTCTTAAGTAAGGAAACATATATATCCCTTTCAAAGGGCATCATATTCTCAATCTCCGTCAAAGAATATTTATGGTATTGCATCAATGAGAAGTTTAAATTATAGTATGACTCAGCGGAGATGTAAGCCATACCTACCCGAAAAAAGCGGATAGGCCCTCCAATAATATAGTATTTTTCTTCTTAGTATTTGGGTTAATAACCTCAAGAGTATGAGATAATTTAGGCATAGTTATAAAGAAATTTTCAATATTCTTGAACTGTTGAGAACTAAACTGTTCAAGGAATTTAATCATTTCCTTTTCATTGAAATCTTCATAAGCAGTCTCATCATCATATACAAGATCAACACACTGAGAAACTATCTTAAAGACATCAGCCTTTTCATCAAGAAAATTAAAATTATTTGTAATGAATTGATCCAAAGTAGGATATTTCATTCGTAGTTTATATTTTCCATCAATATCAATGTCAAGAGTATGTTCGTCATTTTTAACAACTTGGATTTCATCAACACCCAAAGCTACGGGAACTGTTGTCTTTCCATCATCAGGACAAATGATATTAAGATTCAAAGTTTCGCCAACAGATCTTCCTCTTATATTCAAGAAAATATATTCAATATCAAAAGTAGGTAACTGATCTACTTTAATACCTCTTGTCAGAATACATTTTTTTAAAGTATCCTTTATAGCCCGAGTAATATCTTTAGTGTCTTGACTCTCAAGAGCTAAAATAAGAACTTTTTCCTCCTTTACTAAGAAAGGCCTATATTTAATTTTTTTTCCGTTTGATGGTAACGTCAGTTCAAACGTAGGAGTTGCAATTGTTGGTAAAGGCATAATATTTTTTCAGTATTTTATATAGGGAGGTTATTTAGAAAGGCATATAGAATTGACCATATTTACTATTTTCTAAATTATTTTCAACAAGACCCTTTCCTTCTGTATAGAATGGTATTTCAGGGAAGAAACTAGAACTTGTATTCCAATAACTAATACCATAATCATCAAGGGGATCATTTGAAGTAGATCCATTACCATTCGTAGTAGTATTATTATTATCCTTCTGAGATGTAAAATTATAATCTTCTGTACCATATGAAGAATATCTTATTCTGCCTCCACGAGGAGGTTGAACTGGCTTAGTTACTTCACTAACAATATATCGATCATATCTAAAGGTTACATTAACTCTCAATAAACTTTGTCCTTGATAACTTACAGGAGTTGATGCCAAAGAATAAGGCCATACACGGAAGAACCTATAACTTAATTGATCCAGATAATCCACTAAAGAATTACCAAATCCATACATTTTACTTCTTGCAGTTAAATCTTTATTGAACTTAGTTATTATCATTTCACCTTTATAATTATCAGGATAACTAAATCTCATCACCTGATTAGCAGCAACTCCTCTTGTATTACTAACCAAAGGATTAATAAATTGAATCCATGCTTCAAAGAATCTTAAAACTTGATAATTTCTATCAACATAAAAACTGAAGGTTACATCATCATATATTCTTTGAAAAGGATTTCTTTCTGTAATACCTTGTCTATCTCCAGAAATTTCTACATCGGCAAATGATGATCCAGGCAATACCGCATCTGCAACATATAATCCTAAGTCTTCTATCAAAAATCTATAATCCATACCAAGGTCTCTAGCTATATCAACCAAAGCACCTTTCATATTAAAAAATACTTGATACTGGTCGTCAGTAGCTACTGTTTGGAACCTACCTCTCAAATCATCAATTTGATAAGCACCACCTGTAAATCTTTTATCTGCCATGATGGCTCTAAATATTAAAAGGCTTGTTATGTTTTATTTAGATGGCTTATTCTGGTCGTTTTAAACCATCAAATCCAAAGAAATACAAAGGAGATCCCACTGGTATTGTATATCGTTCTCTATGGGAACGTAAATTCATGGTCTACTGTGATACACAAAGTACTGTATTACAATGGGCAAGTGAAGAAATTGCAATTCCATATAAATCTCCTGTAGATGGTCGATGGCATCGATACTTCCCCGATTTTACCATAAAGTATAAAGATTCATCTGGAAAATTACGAAAGATGATGGTTGAGGTAAAACCAGCAAGACAATGTAAACAACCCAAAGTAAACCCAACTAAGAAAACAAAGACTTGGTTAAATGAGGTTTATACATGGGGAATTAATCAAGCTAAATGGGAAGCTGCAAGAAACTTTTGTAATGATAGATTATGGGAATTTAAAATCTTTACTGAAAAAGAACTGGGTATCAAATGAGCATACTACAAAACATTTATGATCAAGTAGGTCAAAAAGCACCTAAGAGAAAATATCGTGATGCATTATTTTCTATACTAGGAGAATATCAAGAACCTGAATATGATGATTCGGCCTCATTTGGTGAAGTATCTAATGGTGTAGATGCTGGTGATATGTATTTCTTTTCATATCAAGCTACTAAACCAGAAAAACTTAAATATTATGACATATATCCATTAACTTATATAATTAATGTTAATAAGGATGGTTTTATGGGTGCAAATATGCATTACCTAAAACCAAAGTTAAGAGAAGCTGTTGCATCTAGCTTGATAAATAATGCCGATGGTGTAATTGTACCCAATTCTACTATTCATAGATATTATTTTGAGGGGGTACAAAGTCAGATTATGAAAGTTCCAGAATCAGAAATGGCTGACGTATCAATGTTACCTGTCGAAGAATTTATAGATACCAAAATTGGTACTCAATATCCTTCCTATAAAGTATGGAGGGTAGGATAATGGCAACAGTAAAAAGTAATTTTTTTCCAAATAATAACACATATTTAACTTGGGATACAATCTTAGATAAGTATGAAGTAAAGTTTGTTGAAAATATAAACGAATATAGACTTGATACAGGAACTTCATTGTATTCGGAATCTCCTGTATCAGGATTGAAATATAACGTTTGGGATACTGATTTTAATTTTAGTGATACAGAGCTTAACCAATATTTTAGTGGTGATAATCCATTTGAACAAATTAACTTTTATAGAGATGAAGCAATAGATCTTAGTTTAAATTTTCATAAGAATAATTTAGATATAATAGAAGGATGGGATAAAGATAGTATAATTTACAAGAAATATTTTAATTCCGGCAATGATGACGATGATAAAAATGAAAAAGGAACATCGGAAGTTACTACAGGAGTAACTACTCCTAACAGTGAATATACAGGAACCAAGAGTGGTGGCCCAGGCCCAGTAGGAGGTGGTTATGCAAATTATTCAGTCTTTAAGTATCCAATTGATATGGATCTTAAAGTACAAGATCATTTAGCTATAACTGCTGCACGATACGAACCTGCTAAGAATCTTCCAAAAGTTGATAAAAGTTATGATCGGCCTCAATGGTCACGAACAAATAATTCAAAATTACTTGAAACTATTATAATCCCAATGCCTAACCAGATTGCGGATCAGAATAGTGTAAACTGGGGAGCTAATACTTTTAGTAGTGTTGCTGGTGAACTCTTTAATCCCACATCTCAGAGGCTTTTGGCAGGTAAGTTTAATGAGGATAAAGAGAAAACAGCTTCTTTACAAGATTTAACTAATGAAACTTTCTTGAAGGGTTTAAACTATGCTGGTGATTTAGGTAATGCTTTCTCTGAAGCTGCAGGATCTACTTTTATTAGAAGAAGATTATTATTAGGAGCTGCAGCTGGTGCAGCTAGTGTAGTTGGTCTAAATGTAGATGTTGGTGCTGTTATTACCAGAACCACTGGATTTATAGAAAATACTAACTTAGAACTACTATTCACTGGCCCTGGCTTAAGAATATTCAATTTCCAAGTACGTTTTAGTCCAAGAAGTCCAGATGAAGCAAAAATAGTAAGATCTATCGTTCGTACATTAAAAGAACGAATGGCTGTGAGAAAGGCCCCACCACAACTAGGAAACTTTGAAGGTGGATCAAATATGTTATTAGGTAGTCCATGTGTATGGAGAATTCAATATAGAAGAGGTTCAACAAGGAATGAAGAAATAAAAGGATTAAATAAATTTAAGACTTGTGCAATGACAAATCTCAACGTTGATTACACAGGTGGTACTGGAAGATGGCAATCTTATGGTGATGATTCACAACCAATATCCACTATCGTAACAATGAGCTTTAGTGAACTTACACCTCTATACGATAGAGATTATCGTGATGGTGGTTTTGAACCAGACGATGTAGGATTCTAAAATGTCAAATTATTTTAGCCAATTACCAAATTTAGAATATAGTTCTTTACTTAACGACAAGAGTAGTAATACATCTACCGTTGAAGTAAAGAATATGTTCAGACGGGCAAAATTACGTGATGATTTTCAAAGTATTATTTCAGTATTTGAAAAATATCAGATTGTTGGTGATGACAGACCCGATCAAGTTGCAGAACAATACTATGGTAGTGCAGACTATGATTGGATTGTTTTAGTATCGAATAATATTATTGATATACGTAATGAATGGCCATTATCACAATATGACTTTAATGTATTTGTTAATGAAAAATATACTGAAGAAGAATTAGGATCTGTCCATCATTGGGAAACAATAGAGTGGAGAGATTATAAAAATCAACTATTAGTCCCAGCTGGATTATGGGTGGATGAAGATTACCAATTAACCTATGTTAAAGGTGGTCAATTAGAGAAGGTTACACCCCAAAGACCAGTTACAGTGTGGGAACAAGAAATTAAACTAAATGAGGATAAAAGGAATATTCAACTAATTCGTGTAGATTTATTAGATAACGTAATAAGTGATTTAAAGAATATTATGCGTTATAACAAGAATTCCAACTATATTAGCAAAACACTCAAAAAGACCGAAAATATAAGAATTACAAGTTGACACAAAAAAAGGAGGCCGACCCTGGCGGGTCAAAAGCCTCCAGACTTTTTTTTGCGCTTTTTTTGAATTAAAAGCTGAAATAATATGGCTTAGACTTCAGCGAGTTTTTGGAAGTAACTTAAAGCTTCATCCTCATCGGAGTCGGATGCTGCTGGTGCAGAAACCTTCTCTCTAAGATTGACTTCAGGCTCATAAGAACCACGACCCTCACTTTCATCCTCCAAATCTTCACTCTCACGAACTGGTCGTGTAGCAAGAACAGCATTAAGACGAGTCTTCAACTCATCATAAGACTTGAACTTTTCTGGTGCAATGAGTTCTTGAAGAGAATACTCTTTCTTCCAAAGAGCTTCAAGAGCATCATCATCACCATCCAAAACTTGTGATGGGGAAGCAAACTCAGAACTATCATAGTTCCAGAATCCAGCAACCTTCTTGATCTTAATCTTGAAGTCTGCACCCTGCCAGAAGTCAAAAGGATTGATCGCTTCCTCATCCTCAAACTCTGGTTGCATTGCTGCCATAATCTTGTCAAAGATTTTCTTACCAAATCTGTAAAGGAATACACCACCCTCATTCTCAGGGTTAGTAGGATCTTTTACAACATAGATGTTGGCATAATACTCTAACTTACGCTTCTGCTTACGTGCAGTTTCTTTACCTGCATCAGTACCATTGTTCCATAGAGTAGTATTGTACTCTGAAACAGGATCTTTCTGACCAAGAGTGGTCAAAGAGTTCTCTATGTACCAACCGCCAGGGCCTTGGAAAGCATGTTTGTATAATTTTACCCAAGGAATATCTTCGTTGTTTGGTGCTGGTAGGAAACGAATAACAGCATAACCGTTACCTGATTTATCTACCTCTGGTTTCCAGAGACGGTCATCACCACCTCCACCAGTATTGTTCATCTTCTCGACTTCTCTAACCAATTTAGATGTTAGAGAACCCAATTTGGATTGTTTTTTAAGGTCTGAAAAAGACATAAGATTTAATCGGATTTAATTGGATTTGGCCTTTGTTGGCTTAGGATTACAATACCAGAGTCATGATCATTTGTCAAGTGTTTCTTGACCTTCAAGCATTTGTCTGAGATTTGCAATCGTTTGATACATCTGATCAAACAGAGCAGCAGGATCTACTTTTTGTTTACCAGCTCCTAGCATTTGAGCTGTTTGTTCAATGTTTTCCTTGATCTGAAGTGCTTCTGGATCTTTACTAAGGCACACTCTCGTGTACATTATTTTTTGTTTCTCCAAAAGTTTCTCAAGATCTTTAATATGTTTCAACTTTCTTTCGGGAGAAAGATAAGGAAATTTCATGAGATCAGGAAAGATGCCTTCTTGAAGCTCATTAATTTCTACTAATGATGCACGAACATATTCGCTGTCAAGAAAACTCATAATAGTTTCTCCTTAATGATCTGTTTAAATTTATGTACATTAATATTTATGAAGGGGCTATACTTCTTTATCTTTAAAGAAACCGTGGCCCAAATAGGATCTTCTAATTTTTTATCAAAATTAATTCTAAATCCTAGAATTTTATCAAGTATAACAAGAGTCTCTAAACTAATCTCTTTTTTAAAATAAGATTTTAATATCTTTGGATGTTGTCCTTCAGTATGGAAGTAACTGTCAAAATTATCTCTTGTAAAGATTCGTTCAACTTCATTTGAGAATATGTAAGAGAGTGATTGACTTCTCTTTTGCCATTCTTTGAAATTAGTTTCTCCATTCTGAATAATCTCTCCTATCCAAACTTTGCCTGGATCATCATGTGAAGTAAAATTCGCAATGAAATATTTTATTATCTCTTCATCGTTTTTCTTCCTAGATATTCTTTCAAAGAAATATCTATCCTTGCGTTTGTTAAATGAAGCAACAGAAGCTCTGGTCTTACCAGAGTACTTAAGATAGTCATACTTATCTCTTGTAAAATGATTCTTCATTCCAAGATAGGTAGTGTAGACTTCAAAAGGTGTCACTTTCACAGGGGTAAACGAGCTCGGGATGTACGTTTTAAAAAATTAAGTTCCATTGCTTCGGCCTTAAGTTTCTCTTTCAATGGTTTCGAGAGAAGCTTAGCAACGGATTCCATTTCAATCTTATTCTCTTCACAATAGTATACTATTGCATCTATGTAATTAAAGTCTGGATCATTCTTGACTAATGTTTCTATGTCTTTTGTAAACTTAGTTTGACAAAGAAACTTGTCTTTCAGAACCTTGTCTAGGTTTTTGTCAGGCATTGGAAAGTTTAGAGTTAACAAATTTCTTGATATATTTTACTAACAACCTAATATACTCGTCTTTGTTCCGTTTGTCAAACACATGATTCTCACCGTTAGGTGTCTGCATAATAGTGATGAGTTTTTTTACAGGGATACCAGTCATCTCATAATATGCACATGCATAAAAAGTTTCTTGAACAAAATAATTTTCTAACCATTCTTCTGGTTTAATGTATTGTGAAGTCTTAAAGTCAATGACCGCAAGTTCACCGTCAAACTCCGCAATGCAATCCACACGGCCTGCAATGCCAAGAAACTCACTAAAGAGAGTCCTTTCGATAGCATGGATGTTGTCAATCCTATCAAGGACTGGTTGGCAGTGGTGGAACATGAACTTCGATGCCGGAAGATGACCCTCCCAGTCAAGTTGCTTTCCTTCAAGGTAATTCTGGGCCACCTCATGGAAGTCCGTGCCGAGCGTCGTAGCTCTTCTAGTGATTTGATTCGCCTTCTCTTCACCAATTTTCTTTCTCCATTTAATAAACTTTTCTCTATTATAAAAGGAAGTGATGGAGGTAATAGAAGGAACCCACTCACCATTAGGTAATTGATAGAGACGACAACCCGGCGTCTCTTTCTTTTCTAATTCAATATCACCTAAATGATTGACAAATGTACGTTGCATTACAGGTTAAGAACAGTTTTCTTAATGATATATTCTTTCACAAGTCCTGAACGAATGATGTCTTCTATACCAAATTCAATCATTGATACAGAATCCTCCATCTGTTCTAGGATTCTCATGAAATCTAATATACCATTTCTCTCGTTGGTTTTGACTAGATCAGATTGTCTTGCATCTCCACAAAAGAGAATCTTACAGTTGTCACCTACACGAGTTATTATACTATCTAATTCATGAAAATTCAAGTTCTGTGATTCATCTATTAACAATATAGCATCGTCAAATGTAGTACCACGTATGAATGAGGTAGACCAAAATGAAACTGTCTCCTGTCCTTTTAAGTTACTCCATAACATATCAAAGTCGGCATCAGAAGGCATCTGAAACATATACTTAACCATGTTCTTATAAGGAACCTGATAAAGTAATGACTTATCCTCAGCATCACCAGGCAAGAAACCAATCTCTCTAGTTGCAACTAAAGATCTTATGACATAGATTTTTTTATAAGGAGTGAACTCACTTAAGACATCCTTCAAAGCATTATACAATGCAATGAAAGTTTTACCAGTACCAGCCGCACCAAAAGCAAAGATGTTTTTACCTTCTTTGTATGCATCAAAGAATTTTGTTTGATTGCTAGTTAATGGTTCAATGTCAAGAAGAAAATCATTATTAATTGGTTTTTTTCTTTTTAATTGTTTGGCCGTCATACCAACTCCAACTTGGGAAGTCTTTTTCTTTCTAGGCATACTAGTAGTTGTTGTACTTACGAACGTTTGCGCCGGGTTGTTGAGAGGCTCTATCTAGTACCTCATTCCATCCTCCATCTAGTTTATTCCTCCAATCTCCTACTTCACATTGACCACCAACACCTGCTTGCCAATCTTTATCCCAATCAGCATTTTCAGGATCTTTTCTCCACTCATCATAAGCGGCCATTGTCATGGACAGTTCCTTTTTCTCTTTAGTTTTTAGATTAATTACTGGATATGTTGGCATAATATCATAAAAAATTAAAATTTATATTGAACCTTGCAGGTTCATCTGTACAAGTAGTAGAGTTGTGCATTGTAGAACCATTAAAAAAGAAGATTCTGTTTGCAACACTATCTATCTTAGTACCATCATCCAATCTTGTAAAGCCATTACATGTATTCAATGAAAAGATAGCAGCAGTATGTTCAAAGTCATAATCAATATGTTGTGGATGTTCTATCATATCACCAGTGTTAGGATAGAAATTAAGTTTAGCTCTAATAAAAGATCTACATATATTCATCTGTCTAAACTTACCGAGAAAGAATTCATCTATAACTGTCCAATAATGAGAACATGGTATGTCCATATCATAGAATAGATGTGTTGCATACCAGTTAGGTTCCTTTTCTTCCTCTCTAGCAACACGGTTACTTAAAGTAACAGGGAACTCTGGATTCCATACAATATCTGATTGTACTTTATCAAATATATCTTTTGGAAGCCAGTTCTCTATTATTTTGAAATCTGCCATCCTAAAGCCTCACTCACCACAGGGAACTGTTCTACAAAAACATCTCTACATGCTTCTGCAATCTCCATGTGTTCTTTCTGTGTTCCATGTGCGGAACGTAGATTAATATAATGAATCCATGAACGACATGAACCAGTCATGTAGATCTTGGTAGGAGTTGCAAGTGGTAGTACCATTCTAGCACACTCTTTAGCAACTCCAGACTTAAGCATCGATTCATATAAAGAAACGGCCGAAGTAAACAGAGTTTGTATCTGCAACTCTAATGTTTGAGTTGTGAACTCATCTAAATCATCAATACTATTTTGTCTATTCTTTGTATCTTGTCTTCTTAATTCTGGTATGGGTATGTTTCCAAGTTGAGTACTGTCTGCGTAGCGTTGTGAGAACTCTTGGAAAGTAAATGATCTATGACGTAAGATCTGTGCTGCAATAGCACGAGTAGTCTCAATCTCTAATGTCATTGAAGATTGTTCAAAAACTGACCAGTGTTGGTGTGTGATGCAATATTTTAGAAGTCCTGAAAAATTTTCATTATCTTGATTTGATGGGTTAGAAACTCTGGCGATGTACGCCATTGTTTTTTCTGCATCAGGGGTAACACTAACTAGAGTTACCTTCGATTCGCTTTTGATCATGCTTTCGTTTCTTCTTATGGTATTTCTTGAATAGTTTAACATACTTTACCTCTTCTGGCGTGTACCAGTCGGGATGTTTCTTTGCAGCCTTAATAATCTTCTTCACAAATTTTTTGTCACTCTTATGGCCCTTCTTGTGTTCCTCGTCCAACATCTAACTTTGATCCAAAATAAGCGTGAAAATATTTAACAAGGCCGGCAGTAGTGACTTGTCTCTTACACCACTCGTCGGCACACTCGTAGACTGCTCTGTTAACATTATTTTCAAGACTATTTATATTCTTTGTACTCAATTCTCTGAATAAGATCTTCAATGCATCTTGTCTCAACTTCAACTTTTCTTCTGTTAGATCATTACTCATTACTCAAATACCTCTTCATAATCTGGTAGGGGTGGTAGTTCTTCTTTGGTTTGGGTGTATGAACTTGCATCAGCATATATCTCAGACTCTAACTCCTCAACAACTTCCTTTAAGGCCATTATTAAAACCTTAAGTTTACCTTTGTTCATAAACCCTCCATTTTTATTATTATATGTAGGATTTGCATGATTGTCAAGGCTAAAAAAAAGGAGGCCGTTAGGCCCCCTTTTCGATTATTTCATTCATGTTACCTCTAAACTAGTAGTTCTTTACAAATTCTCTTACAACTAGGTTGATCTTCATCACACTCAATTAGACACTCGTAGTATTCTGTGAGTAAGGTGTCTTGTTCATCCTCGTATGAACCTGCTAATTGATTATATGATACTAGGTTGTGCATAATCGTCTCCATTCTGTTAATTGAACTCCATAACCAAGAAAGGTTTGGTTACATCTTGTTCCCCAATTCTACCACTATTTATGTGTTGAAACACTGAAAAAGTACTAGGTACTTAACCAAATTTAAAAAAAGAGGGGGTAAAAATACCCCCTACACCTCTTAAGTAAGACTTAATTCACTTCGCACACACAGTTCTTGACTCTGTATGCTTGATGCCTCTGTAAGTTAATACAGTTGCTTCTTTTTGACAAGATTTCTTGTCATTGGTGTCATAAGCGACACCCCTGTAGATGACTTGTGCCATTTTGATACTCCTAAAGTAGTTGGATTTTTAGGCCCGTTCCTTTAGTCATTTCCGTCCCAACAACCCTCTGTCTCTTCCTTAATGATCTGAATCATTTCGGTTCGTGTCTCTTCCTCGACTCTATATTTACTCATCGATTCGACAAGTTTATGAGCCTCAGGACAACTCAGAGTAGTAGCAATTAAAGCTAAATGGATCATAGGATGAACGAAATGCGTTCCGTGACTTACTTGCGCCCCAATTGTATCGGGGTGAACGATTGTGTGTATACTAACACACTTTCATTATATAGGCAAGTAGTTTTGTAACTTACGATACAGTTTTATATTCGTCCATCAATCTGTCAATTATATCCTTCTTACCACTGAGTTGATTGATAATTCTCATGTTTGATTTCTTATATTTCTTTATTTTTTTGTACTGTTTAGCAACTGTCTGTACTATTTCCTGTTTCTGTTCAGCAGTTAAAGAATGTTCTGCCTCCAGTTCTTCTTTAGTCTTAGCAGAAGGCCCAAACTCAGCAGTCTTATGTGTCCAGTTCTTACTCTTAGAACCAGTGGAAGCCTCATCTTTAGAGACATCTCCCACCATTCCTTTTCCTTCAGGTTCTAGATAATCAAATTCTTCTGAAGCGAGATCGAGTATCTTAAATTCTTCTTGTTCTTCTGTCATTTTCTTTTTTGTTTTTTAGGAATTGAACCCCAGAGTTTGGCACTTATTTTGCCATTAGTGAAGTCCATCTTTTGTATGACTCCACCCATTGTATCATAATAGGCATCAAATATATTTGATCTAAACCCCTTCACAATATCATACCAAACTGTGTCATCTTTCTTTAATGTTAAAAGATGACTGTCAGTTGGTAGGGTTCCGTCTTGTGCCGTTTCAGGTTTGCAATTAGTATGAATTACTCTTAAACCATACGACTCTATCTTCTCAACTTGTTCTTGAGATACGGGAGGTTTAACTTTTACTGCCTGATTATCTTCCTTCTTTTCCTTACCGTCCGTCATTGGCGCCAACCCCATTTAACATCAGGATAGGCTTCCTTAACTATATCCAATTTAATTTTAGGATACTGTTCTTCTAACCTTCTATCCTTAACTAAACATAAAAGATTCGCTTCATCCATATGAAGACCTTCAAGGAGTTGAATAAACATACTCTCTCTACGTAGAGGTTTCAATGCATCATTACCACCTTTAACAAAGTGATATAATTTTTTATACTCTGTAGAGAGTTGTTGATGTTGTGTACCAGCGGGTGCCTCATTAGGAGTGTATGGTACTTGTCCATCAGGTAACATACTTACCGCTTCAAAATTCCATACTAGAACAGCAAGTAATGCATCAGTACGATATTCTTTCAGCACCTCAATTTTCTTGGCCCTAGTTCTCTGTTTAGAAATATGAGCCAATACCTCTGTTAACAGAGGATTGGGTGGTAATTTAGTATTAGTAGTTGTCTTTGATTTAGTTGCAGGCATAGTAATTAATCTTCATCGTCAAATAAGTAATCATGCGTATCAAGAACAACCTTGACCGCTGTTAATTCTTGGGTTATTAAGTTACCTTCAGTATCATACATTTCTGGATGAGTGGCAACCTGTGCGTGTTTCAATTCCAGATAAGAAGAATACTTATCATTAGTAATCCATCCTAACATAAAACCTAGAATAGTGCCTCCTATTGCAAAGAGAGCACCGAAAGTTAAAGAGATTGCTAACATCTTAGAGCTCCGATTGGTAATTGATAAACAATGCTCCTCCAAAGCTCGCTGAATTTATTTAGAAAGTTTAGGCCGATTCTTTGAACCTTTCTTTCTGCCAGGTTTTTTGTCTTGTTCATACTGTAATACATCATCTATTATACCACACAAATAGTTTTTTATCTTTCGGGCTTTCGGTTTACCTAAGTGACCGTAACCTTCTCTAATTTGTTTGTGTTCGCTATCATCACCTCCTTCAAGATATAATTCTAACTCTTCTATGATTGAAGAGATTTCTGAAATAGTTGAGGACTCTTGAAGTTCTAATAATTCTGCCTTTGTAACCTTCTGTGACTTAAGAAGGTCGTACATATTCAAGGTGTAAACATCTCTAGTAAAGGCATCATCCAAAGCATCCTCAACAATATAGCAGAGGGCTATTTCCATTTCTAGATAACTTTTTTTTCTCGTAGGTGCTGAACTGTATCAGTACATCCTCCAAGTTTCTCACCATCCAAAGTTATTTGTGGGAAGGTGGCCCCTTCACCAAACTCATCGTAGAATTGTTGTTTTGTAAAGTTTTGGTCTAATTTATATTCTATAAACTGAAGATCTTTACCAACAAAGATCTGTTTTATCATCTCACAATAAGGACATCCATCCTTAGAATAGACAGTAAAGTTCATGTCAATAAGAGAATAAAAATTCATTTACAAACTGTTCAGATTTTTCTTTTCCGAAATTGTTGGCCAAATAACCTGCAACTGGATCTAACTTAGTCATGTACTGATCAAAATCAGTATATTCAGTTGTATCTAGTCCTTCAGGTTTTTTACAGTACAACATATCTGCAAAGGTTTCGACATATTTCGTAAAATCTTCTAGGTAATCATTGATCCCTTCCATAGTACATTTCCGTACATATAAGTTATCAGAGAAGTGATTACCAGGCTCAAAGAATCTAATATCACCTTCACATTTAGGCAATCCTTCCACTGAAAAAGGATAGTTCTCTTTTGGATGTTGAAAATCAAAAGTAAGAACTACTTTCTTTGGAAAGAACATCATCAAGTCCACTCCAAAACATGGCAAATTGGCCCCTGTCTTAGGGTAAATGATATTATTATAAATGCAAGTACCCTTAGTGTTCCATATCGTCACCTCACGGGACTTAAGACAGTATTTGGGGGTATGAATCGTTGCCTCTAATTCAATGTTCTTGCCCGTCCATCTGGCCCAGTTAGATGACTCTCCATCTAATAGACCCAACCGATCTCTTAGAACATTAATGTAATCACTCCATACATCATTAAAAATCATCTGCCCTCTCTCGATCTGTTTCTAATAGTAATATGATTACCTTCGATTTTCATCTCTAATAGATCTCTATGATCCCAATCAAGTTTTTCATAAAGGTCATCTAATTTTTTCATGTCATCCCACAGATCAGTGGGAGTAGGTTCACCCCAGAAAGGATTATCTTCCATGTTATTTGAAATACTTTTGGATAACGTCTATCTGATCTTGATACTTAGCAATCATATTTAATTCTTCTTCTATTGCTTCAACTATGTTGGAGTGTTCTCCAATACCAACTGGTGAAGTAAGGTATACTTCCACGTTTGCTCTGTGTTTAGCAATGTCTCCCTGAGCATGTGCTAGGAGTGCTTTAATTAGTTGTTCTCTCATGAAAATAAGTCCTTAATAAATCCTACGATTAAATGCCAGAAAGCTTTATTACCATCCCCTTGAATCTCATCAAACATATACATGTTTAAACGGAAAGCATAATTGGCCTCCGTGACAATGGCATTAGCCATTGATTGATCAACAGGTAATGAATCCAATCGATTCCTGTATTTTGTTTTGAATTGTTTGGTATTATCTATATGTTCAAAGTCATAAAAATATAACCCTTCTCCTTTAGGAAGATCCAATGCCTTCTCAGCAATACCTTTAAGTATCTGTCCACCAGACAAGTCACCAAGATATCTTGTGTAGTGATGACCAACTAACAGATAAGGATCGTTCTTAGCTACCTCACGTATGCGATTCACATACTGTTGACAAGATTCGGTGGGGGTTATATGACTTCTCCAAATAGGGCCATAATAATATCTCAAATCCCTTTCAAGAGCATTTACTCTATTCAATTCTTTAAAATTAATAGGGCCAACAACTCTATCATCATCCAACTTACCAACCTCTTCCTCCATCGCACGATAAACGAAATAGAAATCAGAGACTAGTTGTTTATAATTGTCTTCACTAAGTACTCCCTTAAGAAAAGAAGATACAAACTTAGTATTTTCAGCTGCGGAGTGAGACCTCTTAGTTCCCTCCTTCAATTGTTTGGCTAAATCCATTACAATAAAATCGCTCCGATAATAAATCCTTTACCAAAGGATAAGACAAGCATCTGATAATCAGTCAAGTTAAACTTGTCCTGTATCTTCTTTGCCATTTTCTTATCCCATTCCTTGACTCTATTAAACCCATGTTTAATTGGATTGCCGCAAGACATAGACTTTTTTGTATATTATGTACTAATTATATCACATGTGCCTTCAAATTAAAAGACAAGGATATTCTTAGATCATCTGAATGATGTCTTGTAACCTTATGTTCTAACCAGCCAGGAAAAATAACAAACTGTCCCTCTTTAGGTGGTACTACAAATGGTTCCTGATGTGGTCTTTTAAAAACCAGATCTCCAGATCCTTCAGGAACAGAAACATAATAGGTAACACCAAATGTTTCTTCATGGTCATGAAGTTCTGTACTCATATTTCTTTCATGTATATGAGCCCACTTTCTAGTACACTCCAATCCTAAACTAGGACTTCCATCTATAGCATAGATAACATCCTTTATCTTATTGATAATATCATCCACCGCTGGATGATCTGGTAGTGGAGTGTCTTCACTATAGGTATGATAATTTTCTTCATCATACTCAACATCCTTATTGTTTAGGATATGTTGTCTAAGAACATCAAGTTCATATGAACCAAATAAACTTCCAACAACTACAGGAACTTGAAAACACTTGGTTATATCTACCTTGACAGTGGGTTCATCCTCAACGAAACTAGGATCTGGCCCATCAAGTAAATCTAAATCTTTTCTCATGAAACTATTTTTTCAAGATCGATCTCTATAACATCCATATTAAAACTAATAATAGTTTTAGGCCTATTGGTATCAATAAGTCTTGACCTATGTGGTATGTGAGATGGGAACACAAAAATATCCCCTTCCTTAGCACTAGGTCTAAATGGTTTCCTATCAATTATATCAAAAAATTCTGTGGTGTCACCCTCTTGTGACAAATGTAAAAAATATACCGCAGAAAAATTAGATGATGCATGAGTGTGCCATCTATGACCACCATCCTTATGATACTTTTGAAACCAGATATGACTTATCCTAATATCACTAGAAAGATATCTATCACCCACTTCATCAAAGAACCTATCATTAATTAATGTCTCATAGAAATCTTTGAAGTATGGTTTGGGATGGTTATCGTCTTTATGATCTGTAACAAGACAATGATCCTTACCATTATCCTGAACATCAAACTTACACCCATCAATTATTGGTGTAATTTTTTCCTTTAAATCCTCATGGGACTTTAAAGAAAACTTCCAAACATCATTCATAATCTTTTCGTCTCTTCCAATCTGCGTACATACGGCCATAAACCATACCTTCATGGGATTTAATCTCTGCACCATTGAGCAGTTCCTTCTCCCTCTCATTCAGAGAAGTAGCCATCCTAAGATATTCCTTTTCCCAGTTAGGAATATCTTTTAACATCTGTTCGTTCATACAAACTTCCTCATCTCCTCAAGGATGTAAGAATATGCCTTCACTATATCACCTTCTCCTTTTCTAAACAAGTCCTTATCAAATTTCTCCTTCGTTCCTTTCTTCCAGAGTCGCATGTTGTCAGGTGATAGTTCATCAGCCAAGAATAAATTGCCGTGAGAATCATAGCCAAACTCCAATTTAAAATCTACTAGGTCTATACCCATAAGGGTGAATAACATTTGGAACTGTAAATTTACATCCAATGCAACTTCTCTCATAGTTGTAGGATCTACACCCATTAATCCTACACGGTCTGGTGTAAGTAATGGATCATCCTTTTCATCATCTTTCAAATAATATTCTACAAGAGGTGGGTTTAATAAAGTTCCTTCTTGTAAAGTAGTCTGTCTGACTATTGATCCAGCAGCAATGTTTCTTACGATAACTTCTATAGGAACAATGTCTAACTTCTTACAGAGTAAAGTATCAAGGCCTTGAGTACCAAGATAGTGAGTCTTGATGCCTCTACTCTCTAACATTTCAAAAAGTAATGCAGAGATAAGACAACATACTTTACCTTTACCTTCTGGAAAATCTACTCTCTTACCATTACCAGCAGTTACCTTATCATGAAAATGTATGTAAATTTTCTCAGGATAATCAGCAAGACGATAAAGAGATTTTACTTTACCTTCACTCAATAAAAATTCTACATTTAGTAAAGGTGATTCCTTTGTGTAAAAAATATTTGGTTGATCTTTTGAATCTCCACTCATAGTTAAATTTTGTAGGGACACATTAAAGAATCTCTTAGCTCTTTAGCATGTAAATTATGTTCACATAATTTATTGAGCCAGATTCTTTCCTCAAGAGTAACTTCTACCCCATCAGTTGTTATCATTCTACAACATATGTCCGTTAAACGCAAGCGATAATTAGTTGACAACATAATTTATAGCCTCTGGTAATATTCTATACTCTGCCTCATGAACATGTTGAGTTAGAGATTCTATAGTATCATCATCAAGAATAGAAACTTCTTCTTGCATAATAATTTCACCACCATCTAATTCTTCTGTCACATAATGAACTGTACATCCAGTTACATCATCCTTATTTTCAAATGCTCTTTCGATGGCATTAAGACCTTTATACTTAGGAAGTAATGAAGGATGAATATTTATTATCTTTTTATCAAATGATTTTATAAAATCAGAAGATAAAACTTTCATCCATCCAGCCAAAACTACAAGATCAACTCTCCATGCTGTCAGAAGTTGAATGATTTGATCTTCATTTTTATGACTAATATAACAATGGGGTATACCTAATTTATTTGCCCTTTTAGCGGCCCCACATTCTTTTTTGTTGTGTATCATCAACACAACCTCATGTTTATTACAAGAACGAACTATATTTTCAAAGTTAGAACCGTTCCCAGAACATAAAACTCCTAGTCTCATTTGTCTTTAGATCGATTAATTAATGTGATGAATTTATCATTAGCAAATGTACCAGCGAGACAGACATCTATCTCGTCACCATCTTTCCAATTAACAGTACCATCCTTCTTGGTATGTTGCATTGCTAATTGAATCTTATCAATTACTTCTTGTGTTAATCTCATTTACATACTCAACTTGTATAGGTTGGTCTAAAAGATGTTTAATACTCATGTATGCATAAGCAGTAAAGACCTGTGGAACTATGAAAGCAATCATAGCAACAGTCCAGAAAACATAGTAGTAGTTTTCTTTACGTTGGGTTCTCATAATACTTGGATCACTCCATTACAATCTGGAAATTCTTGAATTAATTTAGCTTCTATACCTTGTTTCAATGTTATAGAACTCATGGCACATGAAGAACATGCACCACCCAATCTTACTTTAACGTATCCTTCTTCGATCTCTACAAACTCAAGGAACCCACCATCCGCTTCTATGTATGGAGCAAGTTCTGATAGTACTTCTATTACGTTACTGTTAGTTAATTCCATGTGCGTTGCAAGATAATACGGTTCCAATTTCCCATGATGGTATGTCACTATCTATAGTAACATCGGGTGGAACTATAACACAAAATCCTATTCCTAAATTAAAGGTCTTCTTCATTTCTTCTTCTGGTATCTCACCAGCAAGCATAATCTTACTAAAGATTTTTGGCATTGGCCAAGAATCATAATTAACATGTGCTTTTAATCCTCTAGGTAAACACCTTGGAAGATTTCCTACTATTCCTCCACCAGTGATGTGTGACATTCCAAGGATAGGAACCTCATCCAATAACTGTTTAATTAAAGGATAGTAGATTGTAGTAGGAGTAAGAAGTTCTGGATTTTCTTTATAGAATATCTTATGTCTCCATAACATATCATTAATCAAACTATATCCATTACTATGCAATCCACTACTAGCAAATCCTATAATCTTATCACCTTCTTTGATTAATCGGCCATCAATTATTTCACTTTCTTCTACAATACCAGTACAAAATCCAGCAAGATCAATATCATTAGCAAACCTACCATGTTCAGCTGTCTCTCCACCAATAAGTTCTATCTCTGCAATCTCACATCCCTTGATAATACCTTCCATTATCTTATCTTCTCTACCATCTAACTTCTTAGTTGAAATATAATCTAAAAAATATAATGGTTTAGCACCACATGTAATTACATCATTAACACACATAGCAACTAGGTCTATACCAATAGTAGTATAGTCTCTAGAAACATGACACATATTAATCTTAGTACCAACTCCATCAGTACCAGAAACTAATACAGGTTTCTCATAACCTGTAGGTACTCTAAACATACCACCGAACCCACCAATAGCAGGTGCCTTTTTCATGAGTCTTTCTACAAAGGCATTACCTGCCTCTATATCCACTCCAGAGTCTTTATAATTCATAACTAATCGGTTATTCCATATTTTGATAGATCATACTTAGGCATCTTCAGAGGTGGGTGTACCTCTCTTATTGGTTCTCCAATTTTGTCCACCACATCTGATACTATTTTTTTCTGACCTATATCATATGGTGTTGGTGCATTTTGTACACACACTCTAATACATTGAAGTTCTTCATCAGTGAATGTAAATGTATGTTCACTCATTGGCTCCAATCTTGATAAGGTGGTTCTTCTTCTCCAACAGGATGTTTAAAGTGTTCAGTATCAAAATACGATGGTGGTAATGGTTTAACATTATCATATGGGCCTTTTAATCTCTTCTTATATTCTCGTTCATCAAGAACTTCATTAATAAGAATTTTCATTTCCTTAGCATAAGTCTCAGTAAATAACCGCATTGGTTTAACAATGGCAGGTTTGTGAGTCTGTTTCTTATACTCAGGTGAGGCCTTCCATTTCTCAAGATCTTCAGGTGACATGGGTGCCCCCATGCCCTGAGTATCCATCTTAGTGTATTCTTCTTTACTCATATCAATGAGGATTATACTTTTGAATAAGTGAATAGACGATAACAAGTGTTATCAGGGCAATACAAATTATTGGTAATACTAATTGCATAAAAAAAAGGGATCCGAAGACCCCTTAATTATAGTTTATTTTAAACTGTATGTCAACCACGTAACTCCTTGACAATACGAATGGCCTCATTGATATCTAGACTCCATCCTTCTTGATTGATCATGAAGTCCTCATCTCTAACAAGCAGTTGAACGATCTGTTCGTCTGTCCAATGTGCTGCATAGAAAGCAGCAAGTTTTGCTTCCTCAAGATAGTCCTCGTATGTTGCGTTGTCACCTAGATCAGCAGGAATTTGCATGAAAAAAGGGGGTGTTGAACCCCCTTATTATAACAGATTGTCAGTGATTAACCAATAGCAGGGGCCAGTAAGGCAACTGTACTAGTCTCAGCAGCAGCCAAATCTAGAGGGAAGTTATGAGCATTACGCTCGTGCATTACTTCCATACCAAGGTTTGCTCTGTTTAGAACGTCACCCCATGTAGGAACAACTTTACCTTGTGCATCTAAGATACTCTGGTTGAAGTTAAATCCATTAAGGTTAAACGCCATTGTACAGATACCCATAGAGGTTAACCATATACACACCACAGGGAATGTTGCGAGGAAGAAGTGCAACGAACGACTGTTGTTGAAAGATGCGTACTGGAAGATAAGACGACCAAAATACCCATGAGCAGCAACAATGTTGTATGTTTCTTCTTCTTGTCCGAACTTATATCCATAGTTCTGTGATTCGTTTTCTGTTGTCTCACGGATTAACGATGAGGTAACTAGAGAACCGTGCATAGCACTGAATAATGATCCACCAAACATACCTGCAACACCAGCCATATGGAATGGGTGCATGAGGATATTGTGTTCTGCTTGGAATACGAACATGAAGTTAAACGTACCAGATATTCCAAGTGGCATTCCGTCAGAGAATGAACCCTGTCCGAAAGGATATACTAAGAATACAGCAAATGCAGCAGATACAGGTGCAGAATATGCAACACAGATCCAAGGACGCATACCTAAACGGTATGATAGTTCCCACTGTCTGCCCATGTAAGC